CAGTTAGGTGGCAGTTCAAACGAATCCACAATGACTTGGAGGTTTGAATCTGGAGCGATGATTAAAATGGCGGGTTTACAACTTGAAAAGGACAAGCTAAATCATCAGGGCAAACAATACGCTTTAATTGGCTTTGACGAATTAACCCACTTTACAAGAGAGCAGTTTTTTTATTTAATGAGTAGAAACCGCTCAATGTGCGGAGTAAAGCCATATATAAGGGCAACTTGTAACCCAGACCCTGACAGCTTTGTTAAAGAGTTAATTCAATGGTACTTAGACGATGACGGATTTGTGATAAAGGAACGCTCTGGAGTTATAAGATATTTTTATAAGCAAGGCGAAAAAATCAACTGGGCAGGCTCAAAAGATGAGTTGATGGAAGAATTCGAGGGCATCACAGAATACGACATTAAGAGCTTTACTTTCATTTCATCATCAATTTACGATAATAAGATTTTATTGGAAAAAGACCCGTCATATTTGGCAAATTTGAAAGCTCAAAACAAAGTTGATAGGGAAAGGCTTTTGAGGGGTAACTGGAAGATTAGACCAGATGCAGGGTTGTATTTTAAGCATGAGTTTTTTACTATTGTAGACAAAGCACCGCCACTAATAAACGAGGTCAGAGCATGGGATTTAGCTTCAACAACAGAGCAGGAGGGTACAGACCCAGACTACACGGCAGGCGTTAAAATTGGCAGATGTCAGCAGGGGAACTTTTATGTTTTGTCTGCAATCAGAAAAAGGTTTTCGCCTTCGCAAGTTAGAAGCTTAATCTTAGAAACTGCAAAAGTTGACGGCGTTAAATGCAAGATATTTATTCCTCAAGACCCCGGACAAGCAGGAAAAGACCAGAGACAACAACTTGCGAAAATGCTAGCAGGGTTTCAAATTCATTCAGGAAACATAACTGGTGATAAGATAACGAGGGCAGGCGGGGCGAGTGCGCAAGCTGAGGCAGGCAATATCTTCATTGTAAAAGGTCACTGGAATATGGATTTTTTGAACGAATTACAAGCATTCCCAACAAAGGGAATTCATGACGACCAGTTAGACGCTTTTGCGGACGCTTTTAATTTTCTATGTAAAAATTCAGGAAAAGCACCAACAGCACTTGTATTTTAGAAAAATTGATATTGACTTTCTATAAATAAAACTTATAATAAAATAAGTAACTATTGGAAATATCAATGAATTTTATCAGTTCCATCAAATCATTCTTCACAGAAACCAAACAACTAAAACAAGTTGAAGAGGTCAAAAGCACGACAAGCCAACTTAACGAGATAATCAGACCTTACTCAACGGCTTCAATTTATGGGTGGTCAGAGGTCAGAGCTTCGCAAGCTTGGAGATATTATAAGCAAGTCGCACCTATCCGGGATTCAGTAGACTTTGCATGCGATATGTTTTTAACCGTTCCATTTGCAATTAAAGATTTAAAAACGAATGAACTTATCACAGAGTACACGCCAAAGATTAAAGCTACTCAAATTTTTAACTTACTTGATGACCCTAACGACATTGCCAGCAAAAGGGATTTTTTAGAGTCAATCTACAAGAACTTCAAAGTTTGCGGGGAAGTTTACATCTTAACAACTTCAATGAGTGAGGATAGTTTACCGACTGAAATTTATTGCGTAAATCCAAAAAGTGTAACGATTAATCAAAACTCAAAAGAAGAAATCATGAGTATTTATATCGGTGATTCTCGCTTTAGTGGAACTTATGAGCGAAAACAAACGGATTCAGGGGTTATCTTTGTTTCCAAAAATGGTATGATTCAGGTAAGACAATTTAAAGAATTTAACCCAGATTCTGCCTTAGGTGAGGGCTTTGGTTTATCTTGTCTTTCATCTGTTTATTTTGAGATTGAAGAACTGGCAAGCATTCATAAAAACAATATTAAAAGCTTGAAAAAGGGAGTCAGACCAGCAGGGGCAATAGTGCCAAATAGTCCGCCAGATTCATATGGTTCAAATCTCACAGAGGAGCAAATACTCCAACTTAAAAACAATATCAATGCTTTTTATGCAGGTAATGATTCTGATTCTAATGTAATGGTTCTCGATGGAATAAAAGAGTTTATCGAACTTTCTACAAACAATAGAGACATGGAGTTTGCGTCCTTCCAAGATAAGATAAACGCTCAAATTTACAGAAATTTAAGAATCCCGGCGCCTTTAATTTCAAGTGAGTCTATGACTTATTCAAACTTCAAAGAGGCTTTAAACATGTTGATTGATATTAACACCTTGCCATTTTCTTTAAAGTTTTGCGATGTGATTAATGCTTTTTTGATGCCACGATATGACGATGTAAACAGCTATCAATTCACAGTAGATATTGATTCAATCCCAGCGATTCAGTTGAGAAGATTTGAACTTGTCAAAGAGTTAAAAGCAGACTTGACAGTTAATGAGCGGCGTGAGATTATCGGTTATGAGCCGATTCCAGAGGGTGACACTTTAGATAGTCAGATGAATTCAATGATTATGGACTTAGAATAAAAATGAGTTTTTTAAACCTCACAAAAAAACACAGACTTGAATTAAGTGAGATGCAACAACTCGCAAAAATCAAAGAGGCTTTAAAGCTTCAAAGGGAGTTAAAAGCTTTTTTTATTTATGTAGCGAATGAAATCGAAGCTCATGAAAATTCAGGAACTACTCCTCAATTTGAGAAGTTTAGAGGTGACTTGGAAGCGATATTGCGCAAGTCTTACCGGTCAACATCTCAACATTTTGTCAGAGAACTTGAACGGCTTATTCTTTCATGGAATCCACCAAAAGCAAAAGTAAAAGAACATCAAGAAATCATCGAAGAGCGGTCAAAGCTTACGCCAATTCTATTTTTATTAATGTCGCAAAAGATTGATTCTAAAGTTGCAAAACAAGTCAATTTTATTTTGTCGATGACTCAAAAAACCTATGAAAGAGCAAAGGCAAAAGTAAAAGAGAAAAACGAATTAATCAAAGTTGAGACTGGTTTAAAGATAGAAGCTAAAGAACTTTCAAAGCAAATAGCGAGACAATTCAGAATTGAGAACGCACCAAGAGCGGAGTTAATCGCTGAAAATGAAGTCGGTTCGATTGCTGAAATTGCCAAAAATACAGAGGCAGAGAAAACCATTAAGGCAATCGGAAAAGAGCCGTTCAAATGGTGGATTACTCAAAGAGATGATAGAGTCAGGGAAAGGCATATTAAAACAGATGGACAGCAAAGAAAAGGGAATGAACTTTTCACCGTTGGAACTAATCCAGACCAGTTCATGGAGTACCCAAAAGATGACCGATATGGTGCAACCTTAGACAATATCATTAATTGCCGATGTGTCTTAATTTACGAATTTTAACTTATAAAAAAGGATTTTAGAAAATGGAAAACAATATAGAAGAGTTTAAAAAAGAATTCAAATCAGTTGAGTTTGAACTTCAAAAGGTCGATGAGAAAGGAGTGTTTGAGGGGTACGCTTCAACATTCAATGACATTGATAAAGTCGGTGACATTGTAGAAATGGGAGCTTTTAAAGCTTGCTTAGAGTCAAAAAACAAAGAAGATATTGACTTATGCTATGACCACTCAAAAGCTGATATCATAGGAGAGATTGAGGAAATCTATGAGAATGAAATAGGGCTTAAAATCAAAGGTAAGCTTTATGTAGATGACATTCAGAAAGCTAAAGAAGTTTATTTTTTAATGCAAAAGAAAAAGCTTAAATCTATGTCAATCGGTTACATTGTTAAAGATAAAAGCTATGACGGCAATATAAGAAAAATTAAAGCGATGGAACTTACTGAAATATCGATTGTTAGAAACCCTGTAAACCCTAAAGCAGTGATTGAACAAGTCAAAAAAGTGACAAATGAAGAAATTTTAGCATTAAAATCGCTTTCTGATATTGAAAAATTATTACAAAAGTGTAACATTAGTTCAAGAGGCAGTGTTTCTCTCATTGCCAAAGTGACAGAATTTAAGAAAGCTACACTAGAGCGGGAAGCTCAAAAAGCTTTAAATTCTTCTCCAGATGCGAGCAATTCGCATATAATCGTTGATAAACTTGACGAAATTTTAAAAACAATCTCAAAAAACAATAATTAAAAAAAAGGTTCTCTTATATGAGTACAGAATTAGAAATTAAAGCCGATGCAATTCTCGGTGAAATTAAAGGGTTGCAATCAAACACAAATAATAAGTTTGAAGAAATCAAAGCGCATGGTGTAGCTCTTGGAACTCGCCTTGAAGAAGAAGCTCAAAGAATTGCAGACTTAGATAAAAAGCTTGCAACTCTTGAAAAAGAGCAAGTTAAAAACATGACTCGCCACATGATTAGTCAAGGTGAAGCTGAAGAGTTCAAAAGCTTAAATAAACAGCTTAAGCAACTTGGCAGACCTGAAATCAAAACCGAAAACGAT